CTCGATAAGCAAATCATCATTGCGCGACCGTACCGCTACCACAATCTCCTGCTCAGGAATCAGCGTAGCGAGGGCGAGCTCATGCGTATGCCAAACTTTACCATCGATGAGAATATCACGTTCAAGCATATGCGTCTCCTATCTTGCGTAAAGCGTCCAAGTACCATTACCATTATTACCGTTATATCGAACTTGATACGGAGTCATCTTGGTAAGGGACAACTTACATGCGGCACCCCAACCAGCAGACCAATGGCCACCACCGAGGTACCAGTCTCGTTCAGTAGACGTGATTTGATCGATTGGAATAACCACAGAACCACCGTAGCTGGCATTTGTAGTGTAAGTGCCAACAATCATGACCTCTAAATATCCGGCTGCTTTTAGATCAGAAAACGTCTTAGCCGTAGTGCCGGTTGTTGTAGCTATCTGGTTCCAGCCACCGATTGCCTTCTGCCACACCTTTCGGTCAGAGACCGCGACTGTGCGGGTCCCGTTTTTGTCTACGCCGAGGATGAGGCTATTGTCAACGTTCGCCGAGCTGTTGTAGCGACGTGCTGTAATGACCGCTTGGTCCTTGCCGTCTGTCGACTGCCGGCCATAGAAACATGCAATAGTTCGCTTATTCTTGTCCCTCGACCAGAAACCGCGGTCGACCTGGGTGGAGATGGAGCTTGCCGACGAGTCGGTGTTGGTCGAGTCAGCATGGATGTTGCCGTCCTGCGCTATGAATGATCCGAACACGCCTAGAATCTTGTTCCATGCGTCGCCAGCGAATCCAAAGAAGGCTGCCGATGCTCCGCCATTGGTCATCGAGAATGGTTTGAACACTTGGCCAATAGTCACTGAGCGGGTAGTCGTCAGATTATGAGCATCCTTGATTGTGACGGATACCGTAAGTGTCGACGTTGCCGTAAGCGACTGCGTGAATGGCTTCTTTCCAGAACCACTAGTAGCATTGGTTATGGTGATGTTCTCTGGCGATGAGGTTCCATGATTAATGGTGATGGTGCCGCTTTTATTATCACCGCTAGTCTGATCAAAAGACCAAGAATATTCTACGGTAATGTTACTAGTAGACTCGGGGCTACGGTTTCCGCTAGCATCAGAACGATACGCTGCGATGGTCAAAGTTGGTGCTACATATGCAAGCTCCCAGACTGCGTAGAAGACGACATCGTTAGCCGGGTTATCGACATAGTTATCGCCCGGTTGTTTCGCAGCAGTTGTGGCTGTGCTTGATGTCGCCCAACCCTTGAAATTATAGTTCGCACGAGTTGGTCTGGTCGAGCTGAGCGTAAGTGTTTCGCCATACCACTTCGTCTGAGCAGCTGGTGCTCCAGAACCTCCGTTAGCATTATAGCTAATGGTCTTACTCGTTTTAGCCGGGATAGTAATCGAAGCAGCAGCTTGCGACACTTTGCCATAATATGTGGTTCCACTCACTTCACCAGAAACATATGCATATCCGGTTATTGTTTGTGCGGAATGAGTCTTATTGATGGTCCAGGACTTGGTTCTATAATACTTGGATGAACCAGCCGAGAACGGGTCAATAGCAACACCGGTGGATCCTGATGGATCCCAAGTTACTGTGCCGGAACCAATTTTGTAACCAACCCAGCCTCGGACATTACCGTTACCAATTGAAGAACCCTGGTCTGATTGGAACCATCCTTGAACCTGAATAGTAGCTTGCGTGTCGGTACTCGATGTAGATGTCACACCAACCCATACGCGCCAGTCATCTGATGCGACCCAAGGGCCATATGAACTTGCCATGTATCAGCCCTCCTTATTGCGTCTGCAGCGGCTGGTAGTCGATGTACAAATATCCGCCGGAGCCCGAAAGCACATAATCACCCAATCGAAGAGCGGTTGGAATGAACGCGTCCACCGATGCCGTCGCGGCAAGCTGGTCGCCAATCTTGAAGTCAACTGAGTTGTTGTCGAGCACGAGGTTGTAGTCGGAATCGACTGCGCCAATCGTGAGACCTCTATCGTCGGCCCGAATCCACTTGGCCCTGTCGGCGTCAGCATCTCGCACAGCTTGAGTCAAGTCGATTAGGCGAGTGTTTGTATCCTCAAGGGATTTGGATACCGCAGCGATACTATCGGCCAAACCTTCATTGGCTTCGGACATAGCCGTCGATACAGTGTTAATATCATTCGTAACATCTTCAGGCGCTGGAGTCCAGTCGGTGGCTTTGTTGCCTCGTTCATACTTGATATGGTGCACGTATAAGTCACCAGTACAGTCACGGAGGTAAACACTAGGCATCAGATTTGCCGTGAACTCATAGTTCGGCCACTGATACACCACTGCGAAGTGATGCCAATTTGTATCGGTGATATTGTTGTTAAACCTACCACTAGACACTGATTCCTTCTTCACACCGTCAATATAGATTGCCTTTATCGACGGTGCCCTCCATGCGCCATTGAGCGTCTGACCAGACGGGTAGAACTCGCACATTGGGTTGGTTGTGCCTTGAACAATATTGTTAATCTGAATATAGGCAGATAGGGTCACGTATTCTTCTGGCTTCGGCGTGAACGGAATCTTCGATAGCAGGTACTTCGTTGTTTTCAATACACCACTTGCGTGAGCGCATGTAAAACCATCTTTAGTGACTATGTCCCAAGTACTATTAAGAGTGAACCCGTCAAGGGACTCGCACTCGCTTCCATACCCAAACAGATTCCTCCCGCCAACCTGTACGTTGGAGTTAAGAATTAATTTGGCGTCGTCATCCGTCATAGCGCCAACAGTAAGCGTCTTGCTTGCGTTGATGTTAGCCGCATTTAGCCTATTGGCCGTGACCGAGCCAGCAATGAGGTTACCGCCGTCGATGACAACAGCGGTTTCGTCAAGCTGAACACCTGTGCATTTGATAGGGCCATCAAGCCTCTTACGTTGCTCACAGGTATATAGGAACGGGTACTTCTGCTGACCACTCTCAGTCGATGCGGCTAGTGGCGGTATCTTGGTTGTCCAAGCGTTGTAAACGTTGCTGGTGGCCTCCGTGACCCATGACGTTGGTGCGGCTAGGGAAGATTTGGCTGTATCCGTGCGGTAATAGACGCGATGCGACGCTACGACCTCAGTCGGCGTCACTTGACGGAACTTTCCATCGAGGTAGGCATAGAGGTCATTCGACGTATTGAAATACATCTTTGTGGTAGCATCGTTCGCAATGATACCAATTGGAAGATAGAAATATCCATCTTCGCTGGTGGGAACTTTGCATGTCAGGAAATTAGAAGCGGCGCACGTGAACGTATTTCCGCTTATTTGTCCTTTTACGTAGACCATGAGATTTTTGCCAAGAGACTCAACCGTGGCTGTAGTCGCCGGATTCACGCCTGGATAAGTCTCATATGCATTTGCATACTGGGTACCACTAGTCCATGCACCAGCAGCCCACAGAATTGGGTAGCTCATATCAAACGTCACTGAAGCGGCGATTGGTTTGTAACCAGCCGAAGTTCCACAAACCAGCTGACCAGAAGTGACGTTCGCAGCAGCTTTAACATAGTTGTTATGCAGGTTGCGGTCGTAGTTGTTCGAGTTGTACCATCCGGCCGTGCGCCAGTAAGTGCCATCATAAGTCATTTGAATGACCGAGCCAGCCGGATAATGCGTGGTAACGCGCGTGGTCATAGAGTAGACAGCAATGTTACCGCCTACGTTGTTTCCACTGGAGTCCTTAAGCTGTAGCGAGGCATTACCGCTTCCTGCATATGGGAGCTTGTATGCAATCGTCTTGCCCACATATAGAGAAGAATCCCTCGTTACGCCAGTCCAGCTGCCAGTAGCCGCCGTCTGGGTACCCGCGATATACTCGACCGAGTCTGATGCCAAAGCGAAATCTTCAGGGGCGGGGGTCCAGTCAGTGGCTTTATTGCCCTTTTCGAGTTTGACGTTTCTGATGGCGATAGTTGCAGTCGCCGTGTACAGCCAGAAGTCGACGCCGAAATACGCCTCAGAGGAGGCCGTTCCAGACCAGCTCGAAATCGGTAGCGGGTCGATGACCTTGGTGATTCGCTGCCACTCGCTTGTTAGCGACGATATGATGTTCCAGCTACGATAGCGCTGTCGTGAGTTGGTGTCTGCCGTGTCGCGAAGGGCCACGCATGGCGATAGTGAATCCCCGCTTGCTACGGTGCCGCTCACGAGCATCGCGTCGAACGAAATAACATACGTAGCATCGAAGTCGAACAGGCTGAGTGGTGCGCCGGGTCTCTGCCCGAGCTGCTTCCAGCTTCTAGTCGATGGCGGGACAAAGGTGGCGACACCGTCAGAAAAAGTCCAGACAGTGCTATCGCGCCCCCAACCGCTAAAGTCCGCAGTGTTGCGAGCGAGATTCCTACCACCAATCTCAAGATTATTCAATTGGTTCTCAACGCTGCCTGCTTTATTCCATGCACGCTTGGCGGCTTCGTATGATGCCGAGAGATTAACATCGCCCCAGTCACAAGTTCCGTCACCCCATACGGTTTGGAGCGATGTGTAGTCATACTTGCTTAGGTCTGAATCAGATGAGACAGAAGGCTCGGATTTGCTCCAACCAGACGGAGTTGCTGATGCGCTGGTCGTATTGGGTTTATCGGGCTTGGTCGCGCTTGTGGAAACATAATGCCATAATATAATGGCTTCAGCATCCGTCTGGTCACGAAGAGTAATTTCTGCAGTTGCTTTAACAGCCATTTAACCCTCCAGACTTGCGCGAAACACCGCCTTGCCATCAACAGCCGAGGCGTCCACAGTAAGCTGCGCGCCGTTCAGAGTAACGCCACTTCCTGAAGCGGTAATCTTTGTACCGTTCTTATACCAAACGATGGACAGCCCGGACGGAAGCGTCGATACCTCGGCTCCATCACGATATACGTGGCAAGTTAGAGTCGTGTTGCCGGTAGAATTCTTAAAGACATCGCCATTATTCGTGGTAATAGACAACGTATAAGGATTATCTCCGTCCTCGACAAGTTTAGATGGAGTTGTCCATGCACTAGAGGCAATAGTGTACGTCGCGTTTTGTGACACAGCAACAGCCTGAGTAACATAGCACGGATTATCTCCAGTAGGAACGCTTCGAGACCATCCGCTTGGTGTAGAAGATAATGCGCCACTTGCGAACGTATACGTTACGCTAGATGATGGTTTTGACGGGGTACTTGCCGCTCTTTGGTACAAAAAGACAGTGGCTTGATTATAACCAGCAGCTCCATTCTTGCCGTTCGTTCCATTGGAACCGGAAGAGACCATCTTAACCGGCTCAGACCATTCCGAATAGGAAATCGTATCAGTGGATGCATTACTCGACGCTATTGCAGCCATCATCCACACCGGAGTTGTATCTCCTTGCTCAGTTTCTTCAGGAAATGCTTGTTTCCATCCAGCGTTAGTCCATCCGGATGGAATGGAAAGAGTATGGGTGCTGAATGTATACGTCGCGTTACCGCTAGTAGGCTTTGTCGCCGTAGCCGCTCTATTATAAAGATATAACGTTGCTTGGTTTAAGCCAGCTGCGCCACCCTGACCATCGTTGATAGTTGCGATCTGGGTTCCATCAGCAAGAATTGTGGTGACTGTTCCATTTTTGCTAGCCGTGATCGTAGGGGTATTTCCCTTGAAAGCGAACGAGTAAGTAAATATCTGGTCGTAGGTTACTGTGTCAGATCCAATAGTGACGCTCACGGGAATCGTAACGGTTCCGCCATTTGTCGCGCCAGCGCCAACGGTAATAGTAACAAGCGGCCAAGTCGCGTTAGTACCCGAGCTATCGACGGTAACGCTACAATTGGTGGAGTCCGAACGTGTGCAGGTTCCTACCGTACACGCGACCGCAACCGAACCAATGTAAGCCTGAGGCCGTACCGTAACCGTCTGCGCAGTGCCTAACCTATCGGTAGCGGTAGCATTCCAAGATTCCGAATAAGACGTGAGTGTCACAGAAGCGCCATCTGTAAGGTCTGTGATTGTGACCTCGGCGGTATGCTTAACTGCCAACTGGTCCTCCTTAATAATTGAGAGAGCAGGTTATGACAGCCTGCGTATCTATGTCCTCTGGGGAAACAGTTAATGAGAACCCGCCCATTCCAATTCGTGGGTCATTTGTCGGAAGGACGTGGTCTGCATCTGTAACGACATCTCGCCATCCCCATTCGAGATATGCGCCGGCGCCAAAACGATTCCTAAGCTGCGTGGCGGTCTGTATTCTTCCGCCAGGAGTAAAAATCGTAGCAACAACGGTTGTCGAGACGCCCATGGTTCTCTTAAACACGGTTCCGTTAGTACTCGATAACGTGACTATAGGAATATCCTCAGCAATTTGTTTTGCCTCTGAGGCGTCGTCAATCGCCTGAGTAAATTCCGACAAAGTCTTGCCGCCGATGGAAACACTGGAGCCGCCAATATAAATACTGTCGGGAACCCCGTCGTCATCAGAATCGTAGTAAGTTATATGAGCGTTCTCGCCGCCGATGCTTTGCGGACGAGAACTGTCAAATATAATAGATTCGCCGTAAGTAGTTACAAGATGACCAGAAGCGTCGTACAAATACGATCCATCTGATGACAGCAGGAGCTTGTATCCAGCAGCTACTTGAGGAGATGACGCTTCGCCAATCCCGGATGGTAATATCCACAAACCTCTTGCCGTGATGGCCATATGCGCCATTATGTATTCCGATTGAGAATCGGAAATATCAACAGTCGCCCATCCAAGTTCAGCCGGATTTGCATCGCGGTCCGGGCTAGCGATAGGAACCCAATCACCATCAATCAGCTCGAAATATACAGTTCCTTCTTGAACCGTCGTATCTGAAGTCGGAATATAAGTCCCATGCTCCTGTATCCACTTCAGCGTTCCAGAAACATCCTCGATGATTGACAATTGGGCAAGAGAGTCGTTCGCGGCAATGTTCGCAATCCTGGCCGAATTTTTTGCATCGGTCGCATCCTCTTGGGCCTGGTCAGCAGCATCTTTAGCAGCATCAGCATCCTCTTGGGCCTGTTGCGCCGCTCTATTTGCAACACCAGCGTCTATCACAGCCTGATCAGCAGCGTCTTTTGCAGTGTCTGCGTCTTCTTGAGCCTGTTGAGCAGCTCGGTTTGCAACACCGGCATCTTCTACGGCCTGCTCGGCAGCTTCTTTCGCTTCTCCAGCAGCAACAGCCGCGGCGGCAGCAGAATTAATCGCGGATTGTGCATACCCATCAATTCGATCAATGGAACCTAGTGCGCCAACAGCGAGCGGCGTCATGCCATGACCATTCTCACCAGTAAGGAGAATAGTAGCTACATCGCCTTCTTCTAGTCCGCCAAGCGTATCGATCTCGATATGCTGACTATTGTCAGCCGTAAATATCAAACCATCTACTGATACCTGCGTCTTGCCCGAATTAGATTTTCCGGTAACAGTGCCAGTAATGACATGTAAGTTAGTAGGTGCAGAAGCCTGACGTTGCTCCTCGGGCGTAACACCTGCTAGAATCATCGCAGCTTCAGTTTTTTGCATTATACTTCCTTCATAGTCAAATCTTGAGTAAAGCTTTCAAGGTTGGTTTGAACACTTTCAATCAGGACTTTAACAGCCGTATCTTCATTTTTTGCTGAATCATTGATGCCCAATATCAATTGCACCACATCGCCAGCATGATAGTCGGCAAAAGTAGATGAAGTAGTCCATGTACGATACTTAGATTGCGAATATTCCCAATTATTACGAGCCTCAGTATTCAACTCATCTTTTGAGGGATTTTCACTAAGTCCTGTATAAGAATCTGCTCGTGCACGAAGCCAACCTCTTTTTGCAATAGATGTGTGATGCGAGCTAGGTGCATCGTACGTTCCGACTATTACCTCCTGAGTTGGATTGCCATCACTATCTGTTTTAGAAACAGTAGCAGTAACAATTGCTCTACCAGGAGCCTCCCACTGAGATGATTTCTTCTCTAGTGGGTACATAAGTAATCCATGCGCATCACTAACATCGATGGTTTTATCAGGTTGTCGTTCAGATGGAGAAGTGTATTTAACAAGCTCTACAACGCCATGAGCATTATTATCCATTCTAGAATATCCAGCTGAAATTTCGAACAAAACAGTGCTTAAATCACTGCCAGCTTCATAAATAAGTGGCTGCGAAAATATATGGTCTTGCGCTTTTTCAGCGGTAAATTGCATTTTAGTTTGTGATTGAAGGAGGGCCCTCCAAACCGTAACCATTGATGCACCATTTCCGATAATAATAGGCGCATTAATTTTATGGTTTAGAAGGCCCCATATAGTTCCTTCAATCGAATAGTCTCTCTGAGTATAGCCGTGCTCGGTTTTCTCAGAAATATCAGTTACATAACCAGTAATTAATTCTTGAGAATATCCGCGAGATGGTATCGATAACAAAATTCGAAGTCTTGCTTGATCAATATATCCATCGCTTTCATTCTCAGCTACTATGGTTGTGATTTTGGCTTGTGATCTACTGTCAGAATTATAGTTCTCAGTAATAGAAGCGCCCGACAAAACGAATCCTCGTAAATTACCGAGCACTACATCAACATTTGTCTGACTGACTACCAATACTTCAACTAAATAAGCATAAGAAGTATCATTCCAATCCATAGTAGCCATGATGATCTCCTAGTCCTCAATAGCTTTCTGATTTATAGTAACATCGGAATAACCAATTGTACTCTTAGATATGTCGACTGAATTAATAGCAACTTGATGCCAATCGCCATAAGGAGTCCGATAAATTGGATGAATTCCTTTGCCGCCTAATTCAGAAAGTAAAATCAAATACTCAACTTGATTATGAGGCGGTAGAGGCATCAGAGAAATATAGTTAGCATCAGAATCCATTGAAATACCTGTTATAGATACATCAATGTCTAATGCTCTACTGGAAAAGGATACTGGTAAAACTCGTCCAGCAGGTTTGTGAAATACTGCATCTGTAGTATACGTCCTAGTTTGCTTTGGCGGCGAATTAGGATTCACGACCAATGTAGCAAACTGATTACAAATTGACTTTGGAGAAATTCCCCAATTCCAAATAGATGCATGAGAATCTAAACGAATAGTCGTAGTTCCCATTAAAACTTTTGTAGCGTCATTCCCTTGCTGGGAATAAACAACAATTTTTACATCTTTGTTCAATGGCGGCGCGCAAACCCAATGAATTTCATTGCCGATTGTCTTATAGTAAATACATGGTATCATTTTAGTTCCTGATAAGAACTTTACTTCCATAAAGCAACAATCGGCTTTTGTTCTTGGAGCTCGTATAAGAGCTGTTAAAGCACTTTCATTCACTTTGACGAGGTCTACATGTGTTGATCCTGCTTCAGTATAGGCAAATGTTTCAGAAACTTCGCCTTTAACAAGAACATTATCTTTAGTTATCACTAAATATTCAACTTTTACTTTCTCATTTTGATTTGGTAAACGATAAAGTTCTTTTCCGGTTACAAAATTAAGCGTTAATGAAGCGCTACTAACCCAATTACTAATCGGAATTGAATCAGCGCCTATTAATCTAGCTCGAACAGTCTGTAAAGAAGTGTTTAAAGGATCAGCTAAGATTAATCGAACACCAATGCTATCTAATCCAACTGTTTTGTTCGCTGCCATAACAAGGCCGAGAGATTTAACGGCCATCGAAGGCTTTTGTCGAACTTTAACAGTAGTAGCTTTAGTGCTGCTATGTGCATTATAACCTTTGCTCTGATAATTATTCGTATATACTCGAACTTCGAAGAAAACATCAGCAGAAACTTTATCAGTTGAATTTAGTGTAATATTGACTGGCAAATCTGGCATTTTAATAATACCAGCAGATGGAGTCGCTTTAAACGAATAAGTCCATGCAGTGCCCCAGCCATTATTAGCAGAAGAATTATCTTTAATATTTGCCCAAGCTGTTTCACTACTAAGAACACCGCCAGTTTTATAATACTTAATCTTAAATCGGACCTGGAAATATTCATAAGCAGATCCAAAAGTAAGTCCTGAAAGTTTAAAACTATCTGCTTTATCACGAGTAATTAAAGTTTCTCTAATACCCGTCGGAACAGTTAGTTTGGTTCCTAATATCTCTGTTCTAACAAAAGCAAATCGTTGATTTTTATCGCCAACATTCCAACCCTTCATACAAATGTTGGTATTATCAACAGCCATGCCATAACTAGTATACTTTTCAGATCGAAGTGAATATGTTGGTATGTTACTTCCATTAAATTTAGTACTGCCTGCTTTAAATATCATCCATCGCTGAGACCATTCAGTCGACGAACTGGAATTATTATTGACAGTATACTGGCCCACGTTATTTGGTACCTTTTTAGAATTCTCCCAAATATCAAGTGCCTTGCCAGAAGTAACATTAATAAGCTTCACTGAAAAATTTTCAACATTGACAACAGCTTTAAATACCTGATATTCTTTGTCTGCTATACTATTGATTTGTGCATTAGCACCATTCGCAGTAGATCCAGCAGCAATCTCAACACATCTTGGTTTCTTACTACTAGCTTCGCTTTCCGGAACAAGCATATACGTGCCGTTAGTCGAAATAGCACTAACTGGCACAAGAATCCATCGAATAGCATTACCACTTGTACTAGTCGAAAGACCGACCCAACCACTCGAATAAGTCGATAATGATTTACTCGATTTATTCTTTGGTTTTAAAGTATATGTCGGATACGATGTGCCATTGTAGGTAAAATTCTGACCATCAGTTGCTACTGTCCATCGTTGCGATGTTTTGTTATTATCAGAAATTTGTTGCGCCCAGTCATTCGTATCACTAGCATCCAAACATTTCCAAGTAATAGCACACGTAATCTGCCAACCGTTATCTTGTTTATCAAAAATCCATGTTTGTGAATACCAAGTATCATGCCGCGTATTATCAACGATCCACGATTGGTAGCTGGACTTTTTCCAATAAACATCCAGAGCCTTCTGAGAGGATACATTGATTACAGCATATGCGCCTTCGGAAGGCTCTGCCATGTTTATCTCCTTTAACTATACATTCGACGAGTATTCTGAATCTGGCCCGCCAAATATCCCATAAGTTCGCCACTATCCATACGGACATAAATTCCCGCTGCAAGTAACGATTGCGTTACAGCTGCTGCAATAGAATCAGCTGAAGTAGCTTCAAGCCTGGATACTGATGCTGATAATGCTTGAATTTCATTACGAAGTGAAGAATCCATGAGATCGATACTACTAGCCATCTTCTGATTAGTATTAATACCATCAATACTGTAAGTAGTCGGAATGGTATTGATCATACTACCAATAGAATTAATTCCATTTTGAACTTGCGATGAATCAATCACCGGAGTAATAGTCGGAGAGAATGATGGATCATCTATAGCATCGTCAAATGAATTAAGTGTAGCCAACGCAACTGAGCGAGCAGCTGAAACTGCGTCACCAGTATACTCGATAATACCGTTAGCAAAACCGAGAACGAAGTTCATACCACCGCCGAAAGTAAGTTTCGAAGGTGAATGCTCGTCAAGGGTCTTCGTAATAGCATTCCATGCATTTCTAGCAAGACTTGCTGCAGCATTCCAAACTCGACCAACACCGCCTAGTAAGCCGTTGATAAAGCCCTGAACAGCATTTGAGCCAGCTGTATACATTTCGCCAATTTTACTGCGAATGCCGCTGAGTGCTTGAGAAACTAATTGCCCACCAGCACTAAGCAATGAACCGCCTTGAGATCCGACAGCTGCAATTAAACTTGTAACGAAAGTTGTTATCAAATTCATAGCGGCATTAACAATATCAGGCATTCTTGAGGCTAAACCATTAAGGAAGTTTACGATAATATCTGCACCAGCATCGACTATTCCACCAATATTATCAGCAATTGACTGAAGGAAACTAGTGATAAGTGTCAAGCCAGCTTGGAAGAATTCAGGACCATGATCAACTATTGCTGAGACCATTGTAGACAAGAATATGATTATGGTATTCACTATCTCTGGCGTTAATGTCTGAATCATTTGTAGCAAACTCATTATAACAGCTGTAATCGCTTGTAAAATAAGTGGGGCATTAATCATAATAAGCATTATTACAGATTGAATCAGAACAGATATAGCCGATACCAATTGCCCAGCAGAAGCCGCAAGTCCTGTGACAAAGCTAACTACCATTTGTGCAATTGCTACACCAAGTCTTGGTATGAATAGCAAGAGCTCTTTAATAAATGCTAATATCACTGTTCCACCGGTAGATATAGCACCTGCGACTATTGCAAACGATACAGCAAATAAAGCAGCTGCAGCACCGAATAAAGCCATTGCCCCTGCAAGTGCCAGAATAGGACCTGAGAACGGAGCAAGAAGAGCAGCCGCAGCACCCATGATACCTAATGCTGCACCCAATCCGATAAGAGCTGTCATCAAACTTAGAATATCAATTGTTGACAATAATTTCAAAGACGCTGCCAATGGGATCATAGCCATCGACATGAGCATTATTGCACCTGCACCAGCAAGATTACCTTCCATTGCATGCGACAATAAAGCAAATGTACCCAGCAAAGTAATTAACGAAACAAGCCCAATCAACATCGATTCAACACTTATGCCATCAAGTATTTTTAAAGCAGTTGCCATTAATAAAATACCTGCAGACACAGCAAGTAAACTAACACCTATTGTACCAATATTAGAAGGCATGTTATTAGCTGCTAATGTAATAGCACCCAGTAATATGATAACCGATCCCAAGCCCTTAAGTAACTGTTCATAATTTAAATCGGCAAGACTTTTTACAGCACTCGTTAAAATAACCAAGGAAGCTGCCAGCATCAATAATCCAACGCCAGTACCAAGTTTCATATTATCAAGAATCTGAGTAGCACCAGCTAATGTTAAAATGAGTACTATAGTCGCCATTAATCCGTTAAGTAATGCTGGGCCATTCATATTACCAAGCGATTTAACAGCAATAGTCAATAAATCGACTGCAATGGCCAATGCAATTAAAGCTGCAGCACCCTTCATTATCTTTCGACGACGTTGAGAAAGAACTTCAGCGACACCCACCATAGTTCCTAGAAGAATCATAGTAGATATCATACCTTTTGCCAAATCATCAAGATCCATCGATCCCATAACTTTAACGGCAATAGCTAACATAAGAAGTGCGGTAGAAATTTGACTGAGAACTTTAGATACTGCTAAAAGTTTAGCAGGATTAAATCGGCCAAGATTCGTAAGGGATTCCATCATCACAGTAACAGATCCCATTAAAACGCCCATTGCAGCAATAGATGCGCCAAGTTTATCGCTATCAATAAATGAAACGAGAAGCAATGCACCGGCTATCATTAATAAAGATTTACCAATGGACATAAGAACATCAGCTTTTAGCTTATCTTGAATACTTCCAAAAGTATCAACTAATGCATCTTTTATCTCACCTAATTTACTAGTTATGCCGCCTGTTAAACTCGGTAATATATTATTTAAATTATCACTAAGATCTGTTAGATTATCGAATATCTTAAGAATCTGGCCAAGAGCTGCTCCGATGCCCATCGACCCAATTAAATCAACCAAAGAGGTATCATGTCCAGAAAATGCTTTTCCAATTTGACTAAAGAAAGTCCCAACAGCATCTCCGAGTCCCTCAATAAGCGAAATATCGGATGAACCGAATATGAATTCTTTAAATGCAGAGAAAAAGTTCTTGAATGATTCGGTTATGCTGTCGATATCGACAAAGCTTTTTATAGCTTTTATGAAATCGACAATTTTGTCAGTTACTTTGCCAATTCCTTCTGAAAATATTGACACTCCATCATCATTAAAGAAATCGGTAAGCTTAGCTCCTCCATTTTTCAATGCATCGCCGAGATCACCAAGAGTTCGAATAAATGTTCCGCTATTAGGTAAAATGGCCGAGATAACATCGCCTAAACCACGCAAACCAGCTACGATAAAATCGCTTAAAATAGTTATAGCAGCTTTGGCTACAGAAGCAATGCCCTCAAAGAATCTCCTAAGTCCATCCATTTGAGGAACATTTATTTTGATTGCATTTGTAAAATCATAGAATAAATCTACAAATTTCGACACTATATCGAATAAGAACCGAACATCAAAAGTATTAGCTAAAGCTTCACCAAGAGGTAACAAAATACCTATAGCAGTCTTACCGATATTAACAATACCATTTAAAAATTTAAAAAGGGTATCAAATATCTGATCGCCAGAACCGCCCATGAAAGATGTTAATTTATTGAGCCAAGTCCCAAAAGCACCAAGCTGTTTAGAACCTCTAATAGCAGCTAAAAATCCGCCAATGCTATCTGCTAATCTTGTAAATAGTTCATCAATTCGAGAAACATCTTCTCGATTTACTAAACCATTTATAGCATTTCCAAAAATTTCTAGCTTACCACCAATTCGGCCAATAACATCGTTTAAATCTTCTCCAGGCGAAATAACAATGCTAAATGCATGGCCAATAGCTCTCAACCCAGACTGAATAATGTCAAGATTCAACCAAGCTTTTGCTTCTATAATATTCTGCAAACCGCTAAATACTCGTCTAATATTTTCATACTTCACGGCAGCAGCATCTGAATCAGAATCTGTAAAAGTTTCTTTAAAAGCATCACCAAAATCTCTAATTATTCCGGTGAATCCGCTTAAAGCGCCAATTGCAGAATTCAAAGCATCAATATTGATAAACTCAGTAAAACCTGCTTTAATGATAGGGCCTAAACTAGAAAATATACTAGCGATTCCGTCATAACCGCGACGCATAGCTGAAGCAAAGAAATTAAAAGAACTAGCAAATTCTTGGAGTATTTCTGAATTTTTACCAGTTAAAGAATCCTTCATATTTTGAGTAAAATCAAGGAATTGATGACTTACCGCTATAAGTTTTTCAGAAGTTAATGAAATATTACTAACTTCCGGTTTAGGCCCAATACCAAGAAAGTTTTTATCCCATGCAGCACCGAGTTGAAGAGAGAGCTCTAATAGTGTCTGAAAAGAATTACGAAGACCTTGAATGATGGCTTCTCTACCACCAAGCTTATCGTTCTCCATTTCAGCAACTTCTACCAACTTATCACCTTGACGCTCCATAAGCTTCATGTCTTCGGTATAGGTGTAAGTTGCTTCTGACCAGCCTTTAAGCATTTCATTTCTAGCATCTGCTGATTTACCGATATATAAGTTCGCAATATCGGAAATCTCAGTCCAAAGCATCTTTGCTTGCTCAAAGTCGCCGATAATGTATTCCCAACTTTGAGTCCAGCCAGACTGCAATGCCTCGCCTACTGTTTCGAGCAACTGAGTAAATGTTTTAACTTTTGTCGCAGAATCAATTGACATACGACCAAGATCGAAAATCTTATCAATTTGCTCTTGTGTATAACCTCGAGCTTCCCACATAGCTCGAGTGTTAGCCTCTTCTTCCTCCTTGAGTACATGAAGAGATCCAGTTAAAGATTTAATCTGATCTTCAGAATATCCGCGAGATCGCCATAGAGCCTTCTGCTGCTCTAATTGTTTCCGAGTATAACCTTCTGAACCAGCTGTAAACTTTTCAAGAGTCTCGGTTAGAATTTCTGCACTAATCCAGCCTTCTTTAAGAGATTCACGGAATGATCCATTTTTTTCAATCATTGCGTCTACTGCAATACCATGAGTTCTTGCAGTATCCTTAAGTTGCTCTTGAAAAAGCTTACCGCCCATACCGGCAGCCATAACTGAGTTCCAGTCTTGCAACTTAAGAGAACCGGCAGCCAATGCTTGAGAAAGCTGATACATAGCATTAGACGCTTGATGACTATTAGAGCCAGAAACAGCTGCTAAGTTAGCAATACCTTGAATCGCTTTTGCAGCAGTATCAAGTTCGACACCAGCTGCAGTAAACGTACCAATATTTCTAGTCATCTCGGTGAAGTTATAAATCGTCATATCTGCATAATGATTTAACTCATCGAGAACTGAATTTACTTTTTCGATACGATCGTGCTCAGTAGTAAAACCTTGCTCAATTAATTTATCTTGAGTATTAGCAAGAATTGTCTGAACAGCATTGATTTGTGTCTCATACTCTTGGAAACCAGACTTGACTGGGTCAATAGTTAATGCCGATACTATTTTTCGACCAGCATCAAACGCCATGTCTGTTAAACGTTGAAGAACTCGAATCCCAACTATCTCAAGAGCAGAAAATCCTTCTTGAACGGTGCCAAGACCTCGAGACATTGCATCGAAGCTAATCCCCTTTGCAGTAGAACCGATATTTTGAAGTCCCTCTACTGCGCCCGGGAATTTTAATGCATTCTTTAATTTACCTAAAGTAGAAAGAGTCGTTCCAACATTTTTCTCGAACGTTGAGTTGTCGAACACCATCTTTACTACTCGTTCGTCAACTGAACTCATGAACTAACGACCTCCTTCCACAATTCTTCAGCCATTTCCTCAAATACTTTTTGAGTTGCTGGATTAATGTAATCAATACCTTTAACATAGCCGCCACGTCTGGTGCCATGTCCATATTGAATGATCATAGCAATGTTTACACCTTTATTAACATTGCTGTTTGTCCAAATAATATTATAACGACCAGATGACATCTCGATTTGGTAACCCCATGAAGCAGCAGTTTTACCACTATCTTTGGGTGTTGCATCAGCTAACAATGAAACACCACGTTCACCGTATCGTTCTAAGAGAGCTTTTGCATCTCGAGTTTTCATTTTGCTAAGGAATTTCTCTATTCTAGAAAAATCACCTTTTTGTTGTACACTAATCATCTTTTAGCCCTTCGTGTGAAGTGCTTTACGTCGTGCTGCATTAAGTTCTCGATTTCGCTTAGCAAGGTCTCGGCTATTTATCTTTTGCGGATTCTGCTTTGCATTGCATATACGAATGAGCATGATTAGCCTGTTAATGTGCCACTTCTCACATTCAAACGGAATATTATACGCAACCATCCAGTAATAAATTAACTCTGAAGTTATTACTTCTGTCCGTCCAGGAGATCCAGGTTTATCAGCAACAGTCGATGCAGTCATAGGATGATTAATGTAATTGTTAATCGCCGCCATGTTCTCAGAAGTAAGTGCGTTAAACACTTCATCGGGAACATTTCCAACTAAAGACATACACTTTATGTAGTCTAGCATTTCTTTTGGAGTTCTTCGATCATTTTTAGTTTTAGCCAAAAAAGGCTTACACCATTTTGACTCCCATTTTGAAATAGATAGAAGAGAATGCTCCAAACGCAAAGTTGTTTCTTTAGTTTTAATAAAGGTTTCCGTTTTCTCATCGAAAAGTTCCGACGCCGGAACAACTATCTGGAGCATTCTCTCCTCCTAGTAATTACATAACAGTAAGGCCGTTCTCCGACTGGAACTCTTGCATCTTATCAAGCAGAGCCTGCTTCGGATTATCTCCAAGACCATCACGAACCGCGGAAGGAACGATACCACTAATAAAATCTGCAGCCTTCTCTGAATCAGTAGCCAATTCCATATAAAGAATATCGAATGCCGGATTCTGCTCAAATGATTCGCGAATTTCATCATTCTTCATAAAACGCTTACCATCCGAAGACTTAACGCCATAAGACATGAGAAGGATCTTCTTGATGATCGAGATCACAGTATACATGTCTTTCGCAGCGATCAAATCCCGAATAGAATCGCTTAAAGAAGCACCGTTGGTTCCGTACTCAATCTCAGCACACTCGACGCGCGTAAGATTAAAGTAGAAATCCTCAGTACGGGTGACACCATTCCAATCTTCATACGTAACTGTCTTCTTAAGCATTGAGGTCTCCTTTCATTTTGAATTAGCCGACGATCGTCATAACCTCGTTAGGAAGCGGCAGGCGAGGATCAGTAGCTTCTGCACCACCAGTACCAGCATCACTACCATAAAGGATCTTCTCGAGAGCAGCAAGCTTGGCGGTATCAGTCTTAGTACTATCGATAGTAAGCGTTGCAGTCGGCTTAAAGCCGGTAACGTCAACCGGAGTAGTGCTAACAGACCAACTAAACGTAATCGCCTCAGGCGAATCGTTAACAGTCTGATAGCTCTTATCAGAAGGCGACGCGAAACAACCATAAACAAGATGAATCTTATAACCGTAATCATTAGACTTCTGATCATTGCCGATCAGCGTACGGTAAGAGAATCCGAACTGCTTACGAGGCTGCTGACCAATGCTAACGCCAGTAGCAATCTCGCGACTACCGTCGCACTCCTCGAACTCCTCAGGATAGGTATATGCCTCAATCGTGAGGTTAGCCTCCTCAGTAGCAACGAGGTTCAGATACTTAATATTATCAGCCCACATAGGAGACGGCTCGCCACCAGATGCAGACTCACTAACGCCAGTAAGACCGTTCCAAGCAACGCCCTTATCATAAGGCTTAGTCTGATCGATGATGGTATCCAGAATAGGATAAATAACACCTCGGTCAGTACCAGTCTCGTAGAAGCGCTTACCAGGCTGGTCCCAAACAAGTTTAGCCATAGTAGCTCCTTAATAGTAAATAGTAAATGTATCGTGGTTCAAACCATCGGATGTATAAAAACGATCGTGTGCACACATAGGAAGCTCTAACAACTTACTGATTACTTCGGTTTCCGTCGGATCTAACCTAATGTAATTTAAAGAATATCTAGTTGTTTTGCGATATGTGTTATTATCAGCCTTAGCTGTTTGAATACCTGCTCGTTCAAAAATGATACATGGGTATTCAATCCGATGATTAGATGGAGGTTGAAAATAGACGTTAGCTGATCCTAGGATATTCATTAGAAGATTCTGAAGTTCCTGCCTTCGGTCCATTATACGCACCCCCAATGCTTAAAGTCAATCGAGGTAACTCGACATCTACGCTGGTTATTTCCCAATATCCGCCGAGCCACTTGATATACCTAATAGCATTTAAATTATTAGAGACAAATGGATCGGCTACTATCGAAATAGTATTGGAAATATTAAGGTTTTTGTTTAGATGTTCACTACTATCCCATCGCTTGGAAATGCGATTAACTTCGCCTCGATAGTTCCGTTCCGTTGGAACTTGAACCCATATACCAGAACCCGGTTCAGTTTCTTCATCTATCACAAAACCTATAGGCCCAAAGAATTTAGACATGTAGCCGATCCATTTCTCTAATTAACTTCCATTTTGATTTTTACTCGCCATCGTCAGGAGTGGTGGTCTCACCAGTAGTCTCGACTTCGAGAGCAATAGCAGAATAAGGAAGCGTAAGCGCGCCGGAGCAACGAGTCTCGATCAGATACTTCATCTGGTTGTAGTCAATGTCAAAGTCATCAAACAGAGACACCGCACCGCCCTTGTCAGCGCCGAGCGTATAATCCGCCGGGTTAACAATAATGGCCAGCGCACGGAAAGACTTCGCAGAAGCACCCTCGCCAGTAGTACGAGTGACGCCCTCCATAACAGGAACCTCAACAATATCGCTCACGCGAAGGGCAGCCTTAAGCTCAGCCTCATCCTTATAAAGTCGACGGCCAAGCGTATCCTTAGCGAGAAGCATATCAGTAATGATCTCGTTAGTCGCGAACATCTTCGGGCTGCCGGAACCCTTGTAGTCCTTACGAGCACGAACAGCCGAATCGATGATCTTAGAAGACTTCTGATCATCGGTATCATTAGCGCCGAACGTCACCTTATAGTGAATGGTATAAACATCGTCATCCTGATAAATCGGGCGAATACGATCGGGCTTAATCTTATCGGATGCCAGAATATCACGACCATCGCCAACAAGCATCGCGCGGCAAAGCTCCTCGTTAAGCATCAGACGAAGCTCCTGCTTAAGCCATGCCACGACATCAATGGACGTAATATCAATAACATCATCGCGATCAAGCGTCTGCTTCTTATAAATAGTCTGCGGAGTAGTCTCACGGCCGAGCAGCGCAAGAACCTGATCAACCTTCTTCGTACCCTTAACGTAACCCTTAGCACGAGCTGCATCAGCAGTAAGGTTTGCATAAATGGACTTAATGCGCGAGAACGGACTACGCTTAATACCATTCCACCAAACATTAACCCAACCCATGTCACGGGTGACCATGTCGGGATTAGGACGAACAAGCTGTGCCTCGGGGAACAGAATATCAAGATTCGTAATGCCGTGCTCAAGGAAAACATCCTTCAGAGAGCTAGACTTACGAGCATCCTCCATAATAGCAGAGAACTCGTCGTGCGTAAGAACATCCATCTCATCCTCATAGGACTCATCGAAAACATTGTGCTTCATAGAAGTACCTCCATATAGAGCAGAGTGCTCAACTTCATCATCTTCATCGTCATCAGAACCCGACTCACCAGTTGCCTCTTCAACCGCCTGGCCAATCAGGAAATAAACCATGTTCTTCTGTTCCTCATTAAGAGTATCGAAAACATCCTGAACAGTCTTATTATCTGTATCGGCATGCTCGACTTCACCGTCGTCAGAATTGCCAGAGTCATCAGACTCATTGGATCCATTCTCCATAGCCTGACCAATCAGAAAATACACCGCATCCTTTTGCTCGTCATTAAGCGTGTCGAAGACATCCTCAATCGTCTTATCGGAATTCTTAGGCATAGTCTCCTCCTTATCTGCCTTATCCGTGTCTTCCTCATCAGCATGATTAATGACCGAAATATCTTCGAGACCGGAATAAATAACAGCCTCGTCCTCAACATCGGTAAAAGATCCATCAGCATGCGCAAAGCTAATGTTATCAATCAACGCCCCGGGATTAGCACCAGCAAGAACTAGACTAACCTCTCGAATAACACCGTGAACAACGTCACTTCCATGCTGCTTAAGGCGATTAGCATAAATAGACATAGAAACGACATCGCCATTTTGAACCATCTTCTTTGAATGTCTTCCGCTAGGTGTATCGTTAAATTTTGCATACGCATAAACACCATCATCACGATTTTCAAGAAGTGCATGGCCGATAACATTCATTGGATCATCATGAACATGCTGCCACACCAACGGCACTATCTGGCCGTCATTGTCCTTAAAAGCATCGTGGCGGATTACACGACCGTCTGCGCATAGAAGATCGTTCTTAGTGGCATACCCACTAAAATCGTAATCCATAATATCCCTTTCCGTTACGAACTTTATTTCTTATAGATTGCATCCGCCCTTGAAGCGACTTCTTTTTCTCTCTTCTCTGACGTATGCTTTCTATCAAGATCAGTATTCACTCTCATTTTGATTTTCAAAAGAAGATTCATCAGAAAATTCATCTATTGAATCTTCAGGAACACCATCGGCTGGCATTTCTTGATCAGCTAACGGCTGAGATTGATCAATTGGATTAATGTTCTTGTTGATCAACTGATCCGATCTAGGATCATCATTCGGCTTAAATCCAAGTATAGCCCTAAACTCATTAGACGAAAGAATTTCGTTTCGACTAAAGGCATTAGCCATCTCACCAACTTCATCAGGCGTGACCAAATCGAAAGCATCAATAAAGTATGCAATCTTCTGACCTTGAGTACGAGCTGTTGGAGTTAAAAACTTCCTAGTAAACTCGAGTTGAATTAAGTCAAGAATTGGCTTTAAAACTTTCTTATTGTAAATCTGCATCTGCTCTTTATTAGCAGTTCCCTTAAAAACATCCGCACTGATGCCAATCTGATTATAGAGTTGATCAGTTAATGTCTGAATTTGCTGAGGAAGATCATTCTCTATTGCACGATTTAATTGTGTAATCTGCTCAGTAGAATCTATGTATGCTACGCCATATTTAGAGTCTTCTAGTTGTTGCTCAAGAACTCGTCTTCTCTCTTCTGCCTGAGCAATTCTCGATGGCGATTTCAGTGCATAAGGAAGTTTCACGAGAAGATTAAGTTTAGACGTTGCTTTTTGGCCATCAATCTGATCCAAAATATTCATCTTTGAAACAAGTCGTTTAAGTGTTGAATTCGGCTCGTTCATAACAGAATAAAAAGGATTTTCCAAAATAGCAACTTTATCTTTTGGAAGGGTTAACGCTTCTCGTTTACCAGTCCGCTCATTATAAACTTCCATTTTGACGAACATCGGCATCCACTCAACTATCTTACCAGTTCTAATAGATAAGATGTCGAATGAGTTATTACGAACTATATCAACGCTAGTATCGACCGGTGTTACACCAACAACACCTTCATCAAGCATTGACAAGACCAAGTCCATCCAAAAAGCTCTAGATGTCTGATCCAAATTTGCCGAAAGAGTCATACATTCATTCAAACCGCTCTTAATAGTTTCAATGTAGCGATCGTTTTCATCAACTCGCACATGTAAAATTGCAGTAGATGCAATATCATTAGCGATTCTATTAAAAATCGAATTAAGAATAGAATGCTCATTATTGTAGCGCATTCGAAAACGATCTTGACTGAAATAGCTAGGAGATTCAACGGCTTGAAATAAAGATCGGTCCGAATTATTTAGATCGACTTGTCTAGAACTCTCAGTTTGAAATGCATTCCAAGCATTTGAAAATCGATCTTTTAAAGACATTGTCACCTCCTAACTAAAACTGCCAGCAACTCATTACCTACGGAAAGCAGCGCCACCCAGAGAAGCTTTAATCATAGCTTTAGTCTTTGATGCTCCGTTATCACGATATCGCTTATATGCTCCCTGGGCAGTATCGCCGATAAGCCAACTAGTAGCCATAGTCTTTCGAGCAGCGCGAGCTGCCGACTTATCACCAGAAGCTTTAGCTCTTACTAAATTCGCTTTAGCTTGCGAATAAACAGCTTTACCGCGTAACTTGTCATTAGTACGACGATTGCTAAATTTATCATCCGAAGTAGCCTTAGATGCTTTCTCGAAAGCTTTAGCTCGCTTCTCGTGATAACCAGATTTATTTCGGGTTGTTTCTTTAACGTATTGGTCAGAAACTTTCTTATATCGACCCATAGCCTTATCCTGATTTGCAGCATATTGCTCTTTGGCTTGCTGTTTCGATATTTTCCCGGATTTTAATGCTTCTTTAGTCTTTATGTTGTCTGCATCCCATTTACGATCCACTTTATCAGCACGTTCGAGATCTCGCTGATTAGTCTTAGCACGAGCGCTTTTATATCCAGTTTTAGCTGCACGTAAATCTGCTTTTAACTGGCCCTTTTGTTGTGCACGATCATTAATCATCTGAACATGCTTCGCACCAGCAGAAGTAACCGATCCATCTTCATTACGATATCGACGAACTCCCCAATGCTGGCCTTTAACACCATGATGATATAGCGTATCTGTATAACTGGGTTGAATATCTGCATAAAGCTGATCTATATAGCTAGGCATATCGATCTCCTACTTTTGATTAAGTAATATATTCATTGCAAGATTATAATCAACCTTTGGATTTTTTATTAAACTTTCTACAAACCTATAAGCTAATCGATCGGACACCCCACCAGCCTGTTTAATCTCGGCAGCTTTCATAGCCAAATGATTGGATTGTCTAAGATAATCTCTACCAGCTTTACTATAATTATTAGCTAATCGAAGATAATGCTGATATTCTCCTCGAGTTCGTGCACTATCACGCGATCCTAACATCTGTTTAGCCGTAGAATGCATATCTATACCCAAAGATGATGCAGTCTTCGAAGCTTGTTTGTATGCAGTAGCTGTTCTAAGTCTATCTCCAGCTCGACCTACTTTATACAAACCATACCCGAGAGCAGCTGCGCCGGCTACTCCCGCCGCAACTTTAGCACCAGTTTTAAGCTTTCTTTTTGTTTCGTCAGATAAATAACGTTTTTTACCTTGATTAGTCAAGCTACCGTTAGTATTTTGATATCGCCTAACGCCCCACTTCATTCCTTTAACGCCATAATGACATAGTTCATCAGAATAGCTAGGTTGAATATCGGCTCGTAGCTGATCTATATAGCTAGGCATAATGATCCTCCTCTCTTTCTAATTAATCGAACATGTCTCGATTTAATTTTAAAGCCACATAAGCATCCATCATTGCTGCGACGCTATCAATTTTCTTATCATTACGCTTTTTGAGAAGTTTGCGATTACCGTTAGTATCCTCTAACGTAATACAGTTTCCCATACAAAAAGACATTAATTCTTCATCGAACAATAACAATCGCTGTTCAGCAAGTTTCTTAAGTTCTCCTAAGGGAACAGATTCGGTTTTTGCTCCCTGAATTACTTTCTCAATACCAAACGGACCGTTTTCAGTTTGCCATCTGGCGACAAACTCTTTAGCATTATATGGATCGAATCCAAAAGCAACTACATCATAATCGGAACTAACAATGTATTTGTCAAGATCATCGTAAACATCGTCAATTACCAAAACAGTACCGTTAAGAACAATTAAGCTTCCTTCATTAATGAACTCTTCATACTTTTGACGCATAGCCAAAGGAAGTTTGTTCAGAGTCATTTCAGTAATATAGCAACGAGTTTTGACGCCAAAGGATCCATCTCGCATCGGAAAAAGAAAAGTGAATGCACAAAAGTCATCGCCTTGCGATAGATCGGCCCCAAGAGCACATCGCATTGACCAAAAATCATGCTGTCTATGCGGAAGAGTTTCTTCATATGTAAAGAAGTAAGTATAGCCCTCCATTGGAA